AAGTGCAAGAAGCAGGTTCTCAAGTGTGGCTTCAGCAAAAGCAGTTGCCATGTTCACTTGCATTCCTTGCTTGTATAACTTAGCAACGTCAAGAAGTTGGTCAACCTGAACTTCGCCGAAGTCTGGTTGAAACTGCAATTCAAGGCCGTTCATTGTATAACCTACGTTAGTAAAATCATCGTCATCAGCGATTGTCTCTCTGTATGACTCGGATGGTACATAAGCAGGTAGGGTTCCAGAAGTTAGTGTTGTGTCTGCTACGAAAAACGCTGCAGCACCAACAATAATGTTAGTAGACGTACCACGAGTGTATGCCATATTTTTTCACCTCTACTTTCAATAGAATCTATATTAAGTTGTTGGGGTGTTTCCTCAAAATAAGTATAACAGCATTTTTAATCATATATTTGAATAGAGTTGCCATTTGGACCTGGAACTATGATGTCTTTTGTATGATAGTCATATTCAATAATAAGTTTATTTGCATATACCGTTCTGGCTGATGCAAGTTCTAGGATATCTCTTGTCTCATCTGCTTGGTATACCCTGACATTATGGAAAAATACGTTAAACGGCAGGTTTTCCGTAGAAACATCCGCACAAAAGGCGTTAATGTCCTGTCCTGCCGAGTCCTCACGGTCAAGGGCATCTGTAATGATTCTGTGGGAATCATTTATCTTGGATAAATCTGTGCAATATAAATAATAAACTAGTTGTTCTCTTTTTTGTCTATAGAATGGGCTTGGTCTAAATCTAAGCAATCTTTCATACTGAATAAGGATTGGATCAGATACCCCAGGGGCACCGATATAATTCTTAAATACATCTTCAATGTTTGTTGGGCTAGTTGGGAATACAGGATTCATCTGTTCAAACCCACTTAAAATACCAAAAAGTTTTAATTGCTCAACCACATACTGATTAATAAAAGTTGGTGGAAATGCTGTTAATTTAATGTCATATACCATAGTACTATTCTACCTCAACCTTTGCATTTATAATCCACTTATATCCAGTATCTACACCCTTTGATCTACCCATTCTTGAACCAGCAAGGAAGTTCTTTTTATAGGCTACGGGCTTGTTAAGATATGCAAGAAGTCCACTTGATCTTAAAAATGCCTGAGTAAAATATACCCTCATAAACTCATCAAAGACTCTTTCATAAGAACCTTCAACTTCTTCTCCTCCAGGATTTCTAATTGTAATTGGCTTTCTAACAAAAATTTCTTGTCCACCTTCTTTAAACTTTAAAGCCCCAGTTCCTTTTGGCTTAATAAGTACTGGAATTCCTTCTTCCATAATCTTTGCTTTATTGTAAAATGGAACCGTCATATCTTCTTTTACTGTGCTTGATTGTTTAAATGTTGAGTTAATCGATAAACCAAGATTGCTAACAGTATAATTTAATGTAAATAATCTTGATGATGGGCTACCTGTTTTATACCATTCATAAACATGGTGCAGGCTACGGCTATTTGCCCTTGCTTCAGAATCTATGTACTGCCCCAAAGAAAAGATAACGCTTTTTCCAAGGTTGTTTAAAAACTCTTTTTTACCACGATTAACTCCATCAAGAAAACCAAAAGAATAGTTTGCAATATTTGTTAGTTGTTTTTCAAATGCCTTAGTATTAATTATTACACGCATTAGTCACCGACTGTCTGATTCTCTGTTCTGCGCCAGAGCATCTTGTAATATTCTATTTCTCCAAACGGTCCTACAAATGGCTCAAGGGTTCCAACTTCATAGATTGTACCCCTGCCACTTCTTGGTCCTGCAGTTTCTCTATAAATAGTAATGTCTGAAGCACTGCGAATATTTGTAATTAATATATTGCTTATTGCATTTTCTGTATTATTGGAAGAGGTTCTAATATCTGATTTTGATCTTGCGATAAGTTTGCCATCATACTGTAAAAACACATCTGGCTTTAACTCTACATCTCCTGCGCCACCTATAGTTGTTGCGTTGCAAATAATAGTTCTATCAAAAACCCATTCTTTATTTGCTTGTCCATAACTATTTTGAGTAATTATTGGATAGTAAATATCTGCTTTCATTGGGTAGATAAAGTCTGTTGCATCGCACTCAGCCATTATAAAACTCCAGGTGTGCCAAAGTTTGTAATATACTTTTCTAGGATTCTATCTACTAGGATATTGCCTGTTCCATCAAGTGCAGACTTATCAATCTTAATCTTATATTGATCTGTAGAATAATCAAGAATATATCTCTTGTGGTATTCCATCTTTCCACACTTAATATCATCAATAAGCATTGTTATAGCATCTTGAATATCATAAGGAACTACCTTATACCCCGTTTCAAGCGAGAATAAATAGTTAAATGTTACTGGAAATGTTACTCCTGGTATTACTGCTAATGTTACAGGGCTATCCTCTGTATCATAAAGATAAAGGGAGTCTGACTCTCCAAGCGGTACACCTTTTGGGGTTCCAACTGCTCTAACATATGAATCAGTCATTTGCTGATTCCACTCTTTAATAATTGCTGTCTTGTCTTTTGTTAACAAATAATTCCACTCAAACAATGCTGCAGGATCTTGTGTTGAATCCCATACAAGTTCGTTGTTTTCATAAGCCTTTAATATTTTATAAACTCTGTCCCATATTGCAAGGTAGTCGGTACCATTTCCATTTACTTCATACCAAGAGCGCTCATAGTAAAAACCACCTGGTACGATAGAATCAATGATTACTCTTGCTAGTGCTTCATACTTAATATAATCATTAATTTCTGTTGCTGTACCAGAGCCGTTAGTTCTTGCTAATGTTGTAGGGTTTACATATGGGCGCATAATCTCTAAGTTATCTTCTACAACTATATCTCCCTCTTCTGGGGTTTCAGATCCTGTTGTATATACCGCTTCATATATGGCTAAATAGTAGGACTCATCATAAGAGTTAAACTGATCTGGAAGCGTATATTCTAGTTTTGATAAAGAAGTGGATTCAATGGTTACTGTAACATCGTTTACATTTCTTGCACTCTCATTAATAACAAGAATGTAGTCAGTGTTTGGTAAAGGCACATCATAAGATATGGTTAATGGGTATGGTGGTAAACGTAAAATCTGCATTAAATCTTACCGTAATGTCTGGCTACTTCTTTAGGCGATGCTTCACGAACTGCCTTATGACTTAACCACTTAACGGATGCCTCCTTTGTGACAATGTTATATCCCTTTACAAGGGCACCCACACCGTTCCAATGAAGATTTCGCTCTGAATACAAAGCCATCTTGTCTGTTGGAATCTCTAATGCTTCTTTTTGTTCTTTTGATACTGTTGTTGTTTTTGTTTCTTTTACTTGTTCTACATCTTTTCTTGGTACAAAAGGCAAAATAGCCTCTAGCATTTCTTCTTTTGTACTTGTTCCATATAGATCAATATTGTTCTTTTTTGCATAGGCTTTTAGTTGTGGTACTGTTTTCTTGCTAAATTTTTCTACTACTTCTACTGTTGTTGCCATCTTATCCTCCACTGCTATTATATCAGAGATAACTTATCTTCTACTTGCTCTTAATGTTTGTGGTCTTCTAACACCGCTTGGTGTTCCAGAAATTGTTATATTCTCACCAAATATTGGTGTTGGTATATTTCCTAAAACATTATTTTGTGTAATCATGCCACTTGGACCCATTATGATTGCCCCGCCTACCCCGCCTACTGCAATAGCACCATCACCATCATGTTGGTGTGGAACTGTTGGATTTCCTGGATATGACATAATTCTCCTTAATTGATAAAGGAGGACAGTTTCCTGTCCTCCCTATCGTTTAGTTTGTTATAAACTATTATACTGTAGGATCAACTGCTGCGTCTGCGTAAGCAACCGCATCAAGTTCTTCCCACTGTAGACCAAAGCGGACGAATACTGTGTATTCAATTGTATCCTTCTTTGGCTTGTACTCACGGTTTACAGTGATATCTCTCTGGAATCCCCAAATACGGTTAGCAGGGAATGTCAAGTCGACATAATCTGCTGGGTAGTAAGGGACTTCTTGTACGTCAATTCCAAGAACACGTGTTGTACGTGCTCCGCCGAATGTCTGTGCCTGTCCATCAAGGTATGCCTGACGATTACGTTCTGTACCTGCAGCACGAGGAGCAAACGCTTCTGCAATAGCATCAGCAAGTGTTCCGTTGTTCTTTACGATACCTTGGAATGCATCTGTACCAGCGTAGAACTTTAGGTTCTGCTTTAGTGCACGATACTTACGTGGCATTGCAAGGATAATATCTTGCATTACTTCAGTTGTCCAGTTATCATCAGTAACGGTGACTAGTGCTTCGTGAGCATCGCCATCGTTCTCTACCTTGTGTACGAAACCTTCCATGATTGAAAGGAAGTTTCCAGTTGAACCATCGCCATTAATAGCAAGGTCTTCGATATCGTTAGCAAATGCGTTTGTCATCAAGCGAACTAGATGATCTTCAAGCGCTCCGCCTTCAATATTGTCTTCAAGTGCTTCTGTTGATACTTCCCAGTCAAGACGAATCTTCTTGGTTGTCAACTCTACCTTTGTAAATGTAGCACCTGCGTTTGTGTAGTCATTGCTTGCCTGTGCAGCAGCACGGATTACACGCTCACCAACGTTAACTTTCTCAAGTTCCATGGTGTTTGCTCGCATTGTAACTCTACGACCATCTTTGGCGAGAACTGTTGCATCCCACACATAGTCGATGAAGCGACGAGCCTGCTCTGGAAGTAGAATACCTCCAGGAGTACCCGTTGGATTTACTGCGTTAGGACCATTGGATACACCAAAGTTCGCTGTTGCAATATTTCCTAGGTTTGCTCCGATATCTGATGTTGATGGATTAGTTGCGGTTGCACCACCAATATCACCAGATGCGAATGCACCATCACCTGCGTGTTGATGCGATACGGTTGGAGAACCTGGATAGTTCTTTACGATTTCTTGTTCCGACATATTGTTCACCTCCTAGTGAATAGTACTTATTGGAATAAGTCGGCTGTTTTGAGGAAACGACCGCCCCATAGGGATTTTTGAGTCTTCGTTTCCGAAAACTCCTGTACAATCTCGCCGAGATCGCCAGACTTGCGGAAAGCGGTGTCTTTTTCGACCATATCTACTCGCTTTCCAAACTCATTAAAAGAACCCTTAACTTCTTTTACCTCATTTGATACAGACTTAACTTCACCTGTAACGGCATCAAGGGACTTTGTAATTGCTTCAACAGTTGCCTGCATAGACTTTACTGTTTCTGCTAGATTGCTCAAGGCATTAGTTAGATTTTCATTGATTGAAGAAACTGCTTTAGCAACTTCTTCTGTTGCATTAACAACAGCATCAACTGAATCATTTGCTTCTTCAACAACAGGTGCTTCTTCAGCCTCTGGTGCTGCTTCTGCTGCTGGCTCAATAGCAGGAGTATCCTCTGCGGGAACTTCTACTGGAGCCTCTTCTACAGCAACTGCTGCAGCCTCTGGAGCAACCTCAACATTTTCAACCAACTCTACTGTCTCAGCACCTAGTGCGTTAACGATTGTTGTTTCTTCTGTCATAGGATTTTCCTCCTCTGTCATCTTAATTGTTCTAATGCCTTTTGCACTATCAACTAAGAACTTTATTTTTTCTGTATTTTCTGAATCTGATTTTTCAACAAAACCAATATTTTTCATAGGCTTACCAGAAGTAGGACTATCTGCTGAATCATCTTCTGACATCAACACAATATCATTTTCTGAATCCCAGAATACGTTTTTAACTTCTGTCTTTGAAAGGTATCCACTAACTGTATTCTTACCGTCTACTTTTTCAATAGAAATAACATTAGCAAATTGGTTTGCTGGATTATCAACTAGTGATAATTCAAACAATTCATACTCTTTAATTATACGCACTGATTTATCAAGTTTTTCATCAAATGTATCATCTGACTTTGTGATATTTCCACCGATTGAAAAACCAGTTAGTGTGCCATCAAGAACCTTTTCCCAAGTATCCTGTGCACCCTTTGAGACATATGCAGAAACATATACCCCGCTATAAAACTTCTTTGATTGAGGCTCAAAATAACGATCCTCTTTAAATGAAACAACTTTACCAACTGCTACTGGCTGATGCATTTCTCTTAAATTGTTTCTAAAACTTTTAAAAGCATTCATTGATGCTTCTGCTGTTACAATGTCGCCCTGCTTATCAATATTATCTAAAGTAGCAAACCCAGAAACAATTCTTTTTTCCGTGTCAACTTTTGAAAAGGGCATGGATAAATGAACATTGTTATTTAACACATCAAAGTGTGCCTTATTAAATGTGCTCATATTTTAACACATCCTTTGTTGATAGAATATAGGCTGCAAGAGATACCATTCTTTCTGTGTCATCATCAAGAAGTCCTGCTGCTGTATTGCATTTATGGCAAAGAATTCCTCTAACGCAATTAGAACAAGAACTTCCAGT